CTTGTAAAGTAAGGAGAAGTTGTGAAGTTGTCCGCAGCCTCTAAATTAGATTTTGCATGATAAGCATTCTTTGTTTGAACAATCCATGACTCAAACTTATCCCAAAGAAGATTGTAAGGAACAAAATAAAAATCGTAATATTCACGAATGCGTCCAAAAGTTGCCTTCTGAACGGGAAGGGTCCTCATAAAACTCTTTCCGTCGATCTTAAAGGAATCTCCAGGAAGCAAATCCCAATGCTTAACGGGGAGCATCTCTCCGACTTTAGCCGTAAAGCACATTCGGGACGATAAATCAAAGCCAGCACGATGAACATTGTTTTTTACCGACTTAAAATCCATAATATTTGCCATAAATGATAAAATTTAATTATTAAAAAGGTATCTCGCCATCAAAAGATACACGACAGTTGTATTCTGTTGTAGCGCGCATTACAACTTCATATGTTAAGCCGTAGCTCTCATGAGAACGAGCATACTCGATAAGCGTATCAAAATCCTGAAATATCATGCAATCATAAGGCTTACCTTGAAATGACACATGAACCAAATATTCAATAGATTCCCTATCGGGGAACTCACTAAAATCAAGCACTATAGCTTTTTTCTTCAAAAATGCAGTTTTTTTCATTTTGCTTTTTATGTTTTATGGAATTTTCATAAGTTCGAAAATGATTCATGTATAATGTTTTATACATGTAACTATTCTTATATGAATTGTTATGTTTAACTAAATCGTAAAAATCCTTGCCTAAGAACGTGGAAAGATAAAAGAGTCTCTTAAATGAGGTTCTTTTTTCCGAAATGTCAGATTTTAAATATACAGACGGATCTTCCTCAGACGAAATGTTTGAATAATCGAAAACATAATCCTCTAAAGGATAATCTACAGGACGAGTGGCTCGACTCCTACAGAATTTAAGGTAATCGTAAGAATATTTGTCTTTGTAATATTGTCGAATAATATCAAAATACTCACGAGGAGTACGATTGTAGCGATCACACAGCCGAAAAAATCGAGAAGAAAGATAGAGTCCAGCTCGGACAGCAGAAGAAACATTAGAGCTGCCGCGAAAAAGGTAATCGAGAGTGTAACCGCCAGAAGCAATAGATATGTCATACTTTGACCTCCCTGTTTCTAAAAATGAAATTATTTCGGAGATTGAATTTGGGTACTGTCCTGTTTCTCGCTCAATCGCATTAGCCACTCGAGATACGAGTGTATACCGTAAGTAAAGGATGTACCAAGGGCTTTCGTCATATCTAAAACATCGCGGGAATAAATGATGTTGAAACGAAAGGGAGGGAGAAATTGTGCACAACTTACCATCAACGAGATAGTTTCGTTCAGCAAGGTACTGATAGGTAATTTCTGAGATATCTCTCTTAAGGTCTTCATCCGGTGAATAACCGTAGTACGTAGAGTGGACGACGAAAGGCCTAAAGGATTTGTAGCTGAGTATTTTAGGTAGACGTGCAAAGCTATTAACGTATCCCGCACAATAGTTTCCGGAATCGCTTCCTTTGGAATACTCGATACGCAAATTACCCATTGTCCAAAGCTTAGGAAAAGTTTTGGATAAGAACTTTGCGAGACTCGCATCGTTGGTGCTGATGATGCCATGGTAATGTGGACGAAAGCGTTCGGGTCCATACTCGCCACAAATATAGTAGGTGAATTTACAATCACCTCGAAGAACTCCACTTTTTTGTTTTCTAACTGTTTCATTTCGTATTGATTTTAAAAATAATTGAATATCTCTCTTTGAAAGCACACCAAAAGCGTCGTTCTGGTTAATCAAATCAAAATGAGTGCCTACATGAGCACGTCTGTTTCTACGAGCAGGATGATACTTGCGCTGAAAGGGAAGTTCGTAAAAACGTTTATCTTCTTCCGTTTTGTATAAAAAACAAAGTTTGTGCATGAAAGGGACGTTAAAAAGCTGACGCTGTGTCTTTTGCTCTACCACCATACGTGAGTCAGACACACGAGTTACCTTGTACGTAGGGAGATACCTATCAGAATAAGTTGCTGTGAAAAAAAGGTTGTACTTGTACTTCTGCATATGTAGAGCAACCTTTGCTTGATTGTCAAAACGCCTCTTATTTATACAAGCATAACACTTTCCGCAGGAAACTTTAAGTAACTTACCTGCTGCATTCACAATTTCTATAGGATGTAGACAACTCATGGCGCAAATATAGAAGTTTATTTTGAAACGTGCAAATGGTTTAGTCACTATTTCATAAGTAGGCCAAGAGGGGAGAGCAAAATTGATGAGGGAAGATTTTGCCGTTCCGGAAATAGTGGTGATTTTATAATCCGAATTTAAAAATAAATAGAGGCGCATCGGTGTCGCAACGCTTCCTCTTTTCAGAGGCTATGTCTAATTAATTTGAAAGTAAAAATATCTTACAAGACTCATATTAATCTGTAACTATTCTAGCATAACTATCAGGGTAATTCATGGCCTGTATGAAGTGTAACCGTAACTACGCTACGCGTCATTACGGCTACACTTCATACAGGCCGAACAGGACCATGCGGGCGGCGTACAATCCTATAGTATGCTAATGGCAGCAAATGGCATACAAAATTACCTTTACTACTGAAAAATTTTCCTTCTTATTTATTTTGAAAAGCAAAAGTAGGTATTCCGTAAATTAGGCCAATAGGCGTTACCATAATTTAACAGGCGCTACGCTTCTATTAAATTATGCCAACTGATTGTCCTAGTTTACTCCATGCCTAATTGTCGCTTGTCAAAAGAAAAAAGAAAAAAAATTTGGGGGGCTATGCAGTTGGCTCTCCTATATGTTAAACATTTTCTATTATCGAGGAGATCAACATTTAAAAAAAAGTAGGAGGGCAAAATGCTCTCCTACTCAACGAAACGAAACTACTGGTACCAAACAGGAGCAGGAACTCCTTCAACTGGCGAAGTTTTCTTGCCTTTTGGGCGGAAAAATCGGCCAATAGAGAAAATGTCTGTAGCTTTCCCTGCGGCGTCCAGTACATCATTAATACCTCGAAACGTCTGATTCCACTCTTCAGGCATAACAACGTGTTCCGAGACAATAGAGGAAGCAATTTTATCAACTTGTTCTTTTTTGTATTTCGGCATATTATTATAAACCTGACGCTGAACAAGAGCATTAGCAACAGCTTCCTTCTTACGAGCGAAATTTAAATCGCGACGAGAACAAATTTCTTCAATCTCACGCGCCGCTCTTTCAAGCTGAAGCGGCTGCATTTGACGACCTGTATCCAAATTTAATAGTTGGATTTGGTTCATCGTTTGATTTAAATCTATTTCAGATTGAAGATGGTTCATTGTGTATTGCATCGCATGAGGCTCGAGGTTAGCCTTAAGCTTCTGAGCTTCGTAAGTATCCTCGAAAAGATTGTTCTTCAAAATTTTATACTTTTTGTCTTCATCGAGTCCGTCGGCTGTTAGAATCTTAATAGCAAGATCCGCCTCTGCGTTTCGTCTGAAGTATTCATTCTGAAGAGCTACACCTTCAGTTTCCTCTTTCGTTTTAGCAACATCCGCCATCGTTGCGTCTATGTTTGCAAACATTCCTACGTCGCTAAGTCCCTTTCCGAGGTTCCATTGATTAAAGGCTTCCATCCGAGCGGCTTGCATTGGCAACTGTGCAGGAATTCCTGCGGCCGGCATAGAAGATGCCGAAGCGGCAGGTTGAGAGCCCATCATCATATACGGATTAAGACCAGCGTCGAGGTATCGCTGTTTCTGAGCCGCAGGCGAATTGTATGCATTCGTAGTATTGAACATCTTCCATTGCTGTGCAACTTGGTCTTGGTACATTTTCTGCGCATAATCAAGCTGGGACTGGTTTATTGCCATGTTTGCCCGATTCGTCTCACGCTGCGCTTGAAGATTGTATTTATTGGCTTGGTTCTGAGATGACGCGTTCATTAAGGAAGAACCTACACCAAACATACCAGAGATGCCAGCACCTAAAGCAGTCCAGAAACTCATCCTACAGATCCAGAGGAATCCTGAGACGAAGCTTCCTGCTGTGCTTGTATTTCCGCAGCTTTTGCCTGTATAGCCTGAATCTCCTCGTCTGTATTCATCATGACAGAACGCATGTACTCCTGCATATCTGCGGCAGATTGAATATAACGAGACTTGACGGCAGCGACGAGTTGGTTGTCTGTAAACCCTTTAAGAGAATCGGGTCGAGCAGACTTAAGGTTGTTCACTAATCGATCCAAAGCTAAAGGAGATGCTTGCATTAAACGCTGCTGATTAAACAATAGAGATATATCTGTAGTAATAAATGTTACAGATTCTTTTTCGGAAACTTCGATAGTTTCGTGATAAAAATCATCGAGCTCCGTAGGCTGTGTGATAATGGAAATTGTATCAGGACCTGTAGTATCCTGAAGCACTGTGCCGAAAGGTCTTATTTCTTGAAACATGTTATTTAATTTTTAAGTCAATACTTGCAGAGTCTGCGCTATTTGAACTCGTAGAAGAATTTTCAAAACTACTGTTTATATTATCCTCCTGAATTTGAATGGTAATGGTACATGCACCTATTACCAAACATAAAACGGCTATTAAAAGCCAAAAATATTCTCTTTTCATGTTAATATGGCATGCCATCGCGAGAAAGATTCCGGACAGCCTTTACATCAAAATAAATTGTATTCAATAATTGGTCGGACACAAGGGTCGTGTCCGCTTTTGCCACAAACATGTTGTCACAAATACTGGGCGGAACCTTGTATGCACGATAAGTAATAGGTGCTTGGGATTGAGTAACCGCGGCGAGCGTGTGCGGTAAAACCCAATTGACATTGGCCGTTGCAAAAGAACCTTTGTATAAATCCAGATCTGTCTTGTATTCTGCATAACGAGGCACATATCCAGCGGGAACCGTGGGAGAGTTACCATTGTACATAATATTAAGACGAAGTAATGGCTGCATGCCTATGCTGTCGAATTCAGGTATAGCATAGTCAGTAGCCTTAACCTTAGTTAAGCAGGGATGAAGTATGTTCAAGGAATTCCACTCAACAATCGGCTTGGCATGATAAATACACATTATCAGACCATAAAGATCGTTGTTTTTGAAATTAATCTTGCCATTAGAAGCAGAAAGGCCACGACCAGCAATATCGGCGACGCCTTCTTCTCCTTGAAGATTAGTGTTAATTACTTCAGATACATCAAGATTACGAGCAAAACCTCCAAGGTATTGACAACGATAAGAATTGTATTGCGATGAAGGTACATTCCAATGCTTGCTTATCTGTTCCTTGTAATCAGAGTCTCCAGAAAGGGTAATCTCCTTCCATTTTTGAAGAGCTTCGGCTTGACGAAGAACAAGAATCGAAAGACCGGCGGTTATGTCTGAACCTGTAATAGGAAAAGTCAAATCTTTATCGTTAGGCCTAAAGGATTTAAAAATGGTACGAACGGGAGAGCTATTAAGGCCGTTTAGTCTAGCCATTGATGAGTCGACAGGGCTTCCAGTAGTGGAAGAGGTGGCATTATATCCTAAGGGAAAAAACTCAAAGCCTGATTTAGTAGGATCTACTTGGAAAGACACATCGCGAGTGTTTCCACTTTTAGCCCAAACAGCAGATAATCCTGAAAAATCACCTGTTAGTGGGCCAGCAATAGCAACATCACCGTACTGCGGCTGAGGGAGCATGCCGTTTACAAGATCTTTGTCAAAATTTACATGATGAAGCGTAAAAATTGTCGGAGTGTTGACTGTGCGACCAGACATCATGCCAGTGACGTCTATATGAAGCTTGTCCTCTGAAAGGATATAATCCAGGTTGTAAGTCCAAGGTGCAGCATCTTCCCATTGGCTAAAACGAAAGTAGTCTTGATAAATCTTATGGTATGCTAAAAGGGGAAAGGGATTGAGCGCAAGATCTTTTATACCTGATGGAGTTACCGAAATAGGATACCCAAGATATGTGAGAAGTTTCCACATGTCACTTTTAGCCCATTTAGCTTTATCCGAACCTACATGCCAATAATCCAGATATGCTCGAGCTTCGTCGGTGTCCATCGAAGTGAGAGCGCCAACGATATCAGAACTTGTAAAGTAAGGAGAAGTTGTGAAGTTGTCCGCAGCCTCTAAATTAGATTTTGCATGATAAGCATTCTTTGTTTG